CAAACAGTATTAAGAACAAGTCGACTGTTAGATCCACAATATGGTCTATGTTTAACCATTTGCGAAATCGTTGCCACATCAGTCATTCCGATCTTTCAATATATTTTTCATAACATTAGTTGCTGTATTACTAAAGCATCTTGGTGCTATGCTGTGTATTATTAGAGCAGGCACTAACAGTTGTAACTTTACTGCTGTTTTCAATGCTACTGCCATATGCTCTAATGGTTTTTGATTAACTGATTCTAAATGTAATTTGCACTGCTTACTGAACATTGTCGCCAACCATGTCAAACAACGCAGGACCAAAACTACTTGCGGCCCAACCTAATGCTACGATAGTAATCACTCCATAGATTAACCATTTAATCTTAAAGTCATCTACAGTCATCTTTAGTGCTACTAGTTCGTTACCTAAGATACGAACTGCTACTTCCATTTTACCTGTGTTATCTTCTTTTGACATTTATTTCCCCTGTCCTTTATACTTTTTGTAAGAACGCTTCTTACTCTTATTCATAGAACTAAACTTTGTTCTGCTATGATTATTTCCTATACTTGTCTTCTTTGGCTGTGTTTCATGTGCTACGAAAAATTTATGTAATTTCATATACTACCTTTGCAATTTAGCCTTTAACGCGGCTCGTTTCTTTTCAGTTTCGATTGCTTGTCTTACTTTTCTTCCCCAAGGTAATTTTATTCTATCTACAATTTCTTTACCTTTTTTATTGATATACTCAACGCCTATAAACATATCTTTAAAGTCGCTTTGTACTACCTTGACTGCTCTCGTTAAACTTAATTGCTCTGTATCTTTTTCGTCTCCTGCTTCGTTCCAAAAATGGAACTTTCTCATTTTTGCCATAAACCTCCTTGGTTATACGAGTATTTATTGAAATGTAGTGATAAAAAAAGGCCGCCCTGGGCGACCTTTTTGAAGTTATTTAAAACTTATTTAGAATTTAAACTTGATTCCAGCTTGTGGTGCCCAATCTTTTGAATCGGTATCATAGTCAACTCCTGCTGATAGCTCTGCGCCGTTCCAGGCCATAACATACTCACCACCAACGTGCTGTAGTTTGTTAGTGTCATCACCATTAACATATGCTGTAATGCCGTTTGATGCTAATGAACCTTCATACGCCATTTTTGATGCGTCTGTGTCATATGTCATCATTCCGCCTGCTGTCATACCAGCTAAGTCTACACCTGTTAGAGCTCCACCTAGTACTGTATTTTCAGTTGTACGGTTATAATCAGCACTTGCTGTTAACGACCCAACACCTGCGTCTAGTGTGTATGCGCCTTGTAAGTTACTTACTTCTGACACATCAGTTGTCCAGTCAGTTAAACCTACTGCTACACTTGCGCCACCAACTGTTACTTGTAATGACTCAGTCATTGTTGGTACGTTTAGTGTGCCATCTGCTGTTGTGTTTGCATTTGTTTCTGGTAATAGACCATTGCTATCGCCAAATGCTAATGCTACTCCACCTGCTGTTGTTCCAACAGTCCAAGTGTCTAATTTTAGTGAATCGCCGTCGGTTGCTTTGAAATCTAAATCAACTGTTGCAAGCTCGCCTGCGTCAATATCAAGTTCAACACCCATTGTTCCGGCTGTTTTGTTTGTCGCTGTTTCCGCAAAGTCAAGTGATACTGCACCTGAAATTACTGGAGTTGGCGACACTGCCGCTACTGTTTCGTCTGCGGTCGCTAATGTCGCTGATGAAAGCGCCAAAGTCGCCACTGCGACTGTGATTAAAGTCTTTTTCATTTTTGATTTTCCTTGTGTATTATGAAGTGTAGTTCTCTTTGTCTACAATGTATAGTTATCTACTCATTAGATAAGTTGTGCGTATTGTGGCACGATGTATTTATAGAGTATGAAATAATAGTTAAAGTACGACTTTTCTGTTGCTAGGTAAGTCGCCAACCCCGGAAGCCTAACTAGGCTGCCATTGCCATTTCTGGCGCATAATTGTCATTTGCAATTATAAGTTTTCTTCGCGATAACCGTGCTTAGATCCGGATAACTCCACAACATCTATTAACTACCAGTCGATCCTATTTCGACCCCATCATAAGCACACTCAGTAAATGTGTTTATGGTGGAGTCGCCGGGTACCGCCCCCGGGTCCTGTATAGCGTTTGAATTGCTTCAACGTTACATATATATTTATACAGTCATTTTATTAAGAAGTCAACCCCTAATTACAATAAGGATCTAGATCTAGGTACTTACCCCATTCACTATAGTAATGACGCATACCTACTTCATCATGGATAGTACCGTTCTCATGACGTCCGTGTAATATGTTTCTACGTTCAGTGCCTGGAGCCATGCTTACACCTTGTCCTGTTACACCTAACAAGTCTTCATGTAGGTTACGTCCGAACGGTCCCCATATAGTATTGTGATGATCTATACGTTGCTGTCGCTCTTCGGGTGTGTCGTTTAATAAGCCATAGCCTCTAAACTCTATAAGCACACTATTAGGTCCTAGTGGAGTAACACTATCACTACGATAAGCACTACCACGTAGATTAAAGTTAAAGCCTGGAAACAAGTCTACCATGTACCATTGGTTGGGTGGTAGGTTAGGAAAACTTAGTTCTCCTCGATCAGTTGCTCCTGCAAACTCCGTATAGTTAACTGTGAAACTACTTACGTTTACATGTCCGTTATCAAAGGGAATATTCTTACGTGCAAAGTATTCATCATTAAATCCTGTTACACGATTAAAGTAGTGCATAAAGTCGTGATAGAATTCACTATTAGTATCATGCCATAGTTTGTAGTTAGTAGGAATAAGTGCTTTATGATAATGGAACACTTCTAGTTCTTCTGTATCAATAGCATCACTAATACAATCAAATGCTCCTGCTGTCCATTCTTCAACACTCTGCGTTGGATTAGAATCAAGTGTTACCCATACCATACCTCCGTGCTTTACTTCACAGTATAGTTCAGGCTCAACAGTTACAATAGGTGCTTTAAGAGTTCCAGCAATTTGATATTGTGAATTATAGTTTCTATAGGCCTTAATCCTATCACCAGCATTTACTACAATAATATTTTGAAACGCAATCTGCGATGTTCGATAGTCGCCTTCGTTTCTTATTTCACTCTTGTGGATAACAGGTACCCATACTTTAGCAAAGATGTTTTTAATCTCTTGTTCAAATATTTCTTGACTGCTATAGCATTCGCTACTAATAGATTCTACTGGCGGTTTTGCTAACCAATTCTTGTGGTTACGTGGTGGCATAAACATTTCTCCTTTTACAATGTTATTTAATATATAATAACACAGAAAAACGTCTAAGTCTAATTGATTGTGAATATACTCTAATAGTTTAAAACTATTATTCGGGTACGTGAACTATTTTGATTTCAGTTGCGACAGGCTTGCCGTTGTGATCGTCTAACTCGTATTCAACTATCATTTCCTGTACAACTTTTTTGATCCCTGCTTTTTTAAATTCAGAAATGTGTACGAAGATATCTTGTTGTCCATCTTCGCGACCAATAAAGCCATAACCTTTTACATGATTGTAAAATTTTAATTTGCCCTGTATTGCCATGTCTTGCCCTTCTTAAAGTATATAAGGCGTAGAAACAATTCCCACGCCCTATACATTATTTATTACATATTATTTTTTTTGTCTTGGATTTCAGCTCGCTTTGCTTTAGCAAGTTTACCCATTTCACCTAGAGCTTTTCTTGCTCTTGCGGCAGACGCTTTTGTTCCACCTTCGAACTTTTCGTTCTCAGCTAGGTATGATTCGTATTGAGCAACAATCTGCTCGTGTATTGATTCTGACATCTTCTTCTCCTATTTAATTGGCTAACTTTATGCCGGTTGTTGATTCAATGTATTGGTCTGCCATTCCTTTTTCAGTTTTAGCAATAAACACAATAGTAGTTAGATTAATATCTATTTCACTATCACGCCCAACAGTAAAAGTAAATGGCACCATGCCAATACCTTCTTTGGTTCCTGTAAGAGCCATTGGCTTCTTAACTTTCATTGAATCTGATTCTTTCTTTACCAAGCGAGCAATAACTTCCTCACCTGCTACAGTCTTAAAACTAATTGTGTCGCCTTCTTTATATGTATTTTCAATCATCATGATATGGAATGTCCTGTTCCGTTAAATCCAGTGTCTTCAATGTAACTAAGTAATGCTTCGTAGCCACCTACATGTTGTCCTCTCAAAAAGACCTGCGGTGCTGTTCTTGGAGCAGGTAATCCTTTTGATTCAAAGAGGGCCATTAATTCACTTGGTTGAATATCTTCTCCAAGCGTTTTTACAGTATACTTAATTTGTAATTTATCTAATAGTGCTTTTGCCTTTACGCAACTCGGACAAGCCGGTTTGCTAAAGACGATGTTGTCTTCCGTCATAAACTAAATCCTTTCAATACGTCTTCGTCTACATCTTGTTTAATTCCACCAATGATATAAGACTCTACTTCAGTCTCTTGCGGAGCAACTTGTAAACCTGATGAGCTTAACCAATGTTGTGTCCACGGTAGTGGATTATTGTTAAGCGGACGATCGTACAAGGTCTTATAGCCTAGTGCTTTTAGTCTTTTGTTAGCAATGAACTCTACATATTGATGTAGCAACTCTTCATTCAATCCAATGATTGCTCCATCTTTAAATAGATAGTTAGCCCATGCTTTTTCTTCATCAACACAAGTGCGCCACATCTCTTCAATTTCAGTTTCGCACTCTTTAGCAATTTTAGCAAAGTCTGGATCGTCTTTACCTTTGATCCAATTCTTTAGTACCTGTGTTGATAAATTTAGGTGTGTTGCTTCATCTCTAGCAATTAATGAAATAATCTTAGCAGACCCTTCCATCATTTTAGATTCAGCAAAGGAGAACGTACAAGCAAACGATACATAAAAACGTAGTCCTTCAAGGATGTTTACATTCATCATCGCAAGGAATAGTTTTTTCTTTACTTCATATATACTGCCTTCTCCTCTATGGAAGTAAGCATCTGCTAATTCAGTAAAGGCATCATAGTTTTTAGTAACTGCTGTTGCTCTCTTTAAAATCTCTTTGTCATCAAGAATAGTATCAAATACTTCACTTGGATCTGGATACACATTTTTCATAATGTGTGTATATGAACGTGAATGAATTGTTTCAAAGAAGTCCCAAGTAACAATACATCCTTCTAGTTCAGGTAACGATACGTAAGGCAAAAATGCTAGGCTTGGCCCACGTCCTTGTACACTATCTAATAGTGTTTGATATTTTAAGTTTGAAGTAAAGATATGCTTTTGTTCTGGACGGAAGTTAGCAAAGTCTGCTCTATCTTTTTGTAAACTTACTTCCTCCGGTCTCCAAAAGTAACCTAGCATAGTTTGGTTAAGTTTATCAAACTCTGGAAACTTAAACACATCATAACGTTGTGTGTTTTGATCCGGACCAAAGAACATATGTGCTTTGGTGAAGTCTACTTTTTCTTGATTGAATACTGTTTTTGCCATTTTCTACATTTTCCTCTTCATGTCTTGCATACTATACAGTCGTTAACATATAATGTCAACCCCTAAATAGCGCATGCCTCACAATGTTCGTCGTACTCTTCATCAGTACCGTTGAACTCTGTTCTAGCAAGTGGTTCTTGTTTTGTTTCGTCTACTATATCGCCATCACTCTTATAATCATAAGTGTTTTGATAGTATGAAGTTTTCCATCCATACTTATACGTATTCAGTAAATCCTTCATCATAACGCTCATTGGCACTTCATTATCTGGGAAGTGCGTAGGATTGTAACTCCAGTTGCCGCTAATTGCTTGATCAAAGAACTTCTGCATAACTGATACAATATTAATGTACCCTTCGTTACTAGGCATTTCCCAAAGCAATGTATAATGATTCTTTAACGTATTATACTGCGGAACAACCTGTTTAAGAGGCCCTTTCTTCGACTTCTTAACGGACAAGTATCCTCTAGGAGGTTCGATTCCGTTGGTAGCGTTCGACACAACGGAACTACTCTCTGAAGGCATTTGTGCGGACAATGTGCTGTGCCTAAGGCCGTGCTGTTGTATGTCCTTGCGTAAAGTATCCCAATCATATTTTAATTTAAATTTTCCTAGCTCATCGACTTCTTTTTTGTAAGTATCGATTGGCAGTATGCCATCACTGTATTTAGTACGGTTAAAGTAATCACATGCTCCACGTTCTTCTGCTAATTTGTTTGATGCTTTTAACAAATAGTATTGGAATGCTTCTGTTAGGTCATGTACTAGTTTCCATGCCTTAGGATCATGATATTGTACTTGATTCTTTGCTAGGTAATGTGCTAGTCCAATGTAGCCTATGCCCAATGAACGTCTTGCTTTTGTACTAATCTCTGCCGCCTTAATTGGATAGCGTTGATAGTCAATAATTTCTTCTAATGCTCTTACTGCTAGTTCACACAAGTCTTCTAAGTCGTCTAGATCTTTTAGTGTACCTACATTAATAGCACTAAGGATACATAATGCTATTTCACCTTCTTCATCATCAATATGATTAAGTGGCTTAGTTGGTAGTGTAATCTCTTGACACAAGTTACTCATATACACCGGGTCTTTAAATGAGCTGTGTGTATTACAGTGATCAACATTCATAATATAAATGCGTCCTGTTTCAGCACGTTCTTTAATTAATGCTGAGAATAGTTCCATAGCTGGAATAGTTTTCTTTTTAATGCTTGTAGCACGTTCGTACTTTTCATATAGCTCTTGGAACACTGCTGGATCACCAAAGTATGCTTCATACAATCCTGGCACATCGTGTGGCGAGAAAAGAGTTATGTCTTGTTGAGTTAATAACCTTTCATACATTGTTTTGTTAAGTTGAATTGAATAATCTAACTTACGTACACGATTGTCTTCAGTACCTTTGTTGTTTTTAAGTACAAGGATGTCTTGAATTTCTTGATGCCAAAACGGGAAGTGTGTAGTAGCACTGCCGCCACGTACACCATTCTGTGTACAACAACGTACAGTTGCTTCAAACTTCTTTAGGAACGGGATGAGTCCTGTGTGTGCAACTTCTCCTCCTCGGATTTTTGCGTTGACTCCTCTGATACGTCCTGCGTTAATACCGATACCAGCTCTTTGAGCTGTGTATCTACCGATGGACATGTCCGACGCAAAGATCGAATCAAGTGTGTCGTCACTGTCAACGAGAACACAAGAGGCAAACTGCCTAACTGGAGTACGCACTCCGGCCATGACCGGCGTTGGGATATTGATTTTAAAAAGTGAGGTCGAGTCATAGTATCTCCTTACATAATATAACCTATCTTCTTGTGGATAGTTAGCGAATAGTGTTGCCGCAATCATCATATACATGTGTTGTGGAGTTTCAAAAATTTGTCCTGAACTTCTATCCTGACATAGGTACTTGTCAACTACCTGACGCAGACCTGCGAAGGTAAAGTTCTCATCACGCTTGTGATGAATGTATGAATCTAGTTTAGCAAACTCTTCGTCAGTGTAACTGTCTAGTATAGCACTATCATATACACCACGTTCAATATTTACTTTAATCATTTCTTTAAGTGATATCTTATCAAAACTACCATATACATCTTTGTATACTCCGTATGCTAACAAACGTGCCGCCGCATACTGATAGTTTGGATTCTCTAACGAGATTAAATCATTTGCTGATCTAACTAACAAGTCTTGGATTTGTGAAGTTGTCATACCTTCAGCAAATTGAATTCCTGCGTTCATTTGTATTAAGCTACTACTTACATTAGCAAGACCTTCGCATGCAAAGTTAACTACTTTATGGATTTTTTGAACATCTAATACTACTTTAGCGCCATCACGTTTTACAATATTGAGGTCTGATTTCATTATTTCTACTTCCTTTTTTTTTAATTACAGTTTCTATTTATTGAAGCGGCGGCATGTGGTAAATCTTTTGTGACACCACATTATCTGGTAGTTCATCTAGTGTTAGAACTTCGCTTCTGTATCCCAAGACTATACTCCTGTCTAAACATACTAAGTACATTTCTTTGTTATTTTCTATGTCCTTACTGATATGTATCTCTACATTTGCCTCACTAAAACGATCGGTTAACTGTAAGGTATAAGCGCATAATTGCGCAATTTCATACTCACAAAATGAACCTTCGTCTAGCAAGTGCCAAGGTAATGTTTGAGTAGCAGGGTCATAAGGATTGACTTTTTTACTACCAATAGGTAGTTTGTTACAAAATTCAACAATCCTATGGAATGGCCGTGGGTGAGTTTCTAATTCATCACGGAGATCCTTCCAGACCTTGACTCTATCTTCAAATTTTAATTGTATCATTAACTAATATACTTTATTTTAAAGTTGAATGTACCTTGATCATTTATAGTTGAGTTTAACATAGAAACCACCAGCGTGTCAACCGAAGAATTACCATTTGTGTCCACCATTGCGGCTTGAAACTGTAGGTTTTCTTCATTTACGCTATCACCCTGATAGTTATAGTCATCAATAAACGTAATAGCATTGCTATTTGTTTTGTCTAGTTGGAAGTGCATTACACCTTGTCTTTGAGCATTTACAAGAGTACTATAGTAAGTATATTCTACTTCAAAAGTTCTTGATTGGTCTCCTGGTAAACGGAACAAGTAGGTGTATGAACTTGATTCGTTTATTTCTAAACTATGTGCTCCACCAAGTTGAGCTGATACTTTGCCTTTGATTTCACTTACATATGGATATGTTGTAATAAATGTTTGATTGTAAGATAGTTCTGAAGTTCTATTAAAGATATCTTCATATGAACTGTTTCCGCCTGCTGTGTAATCAAGTATACTATAAGTAGCATTACCTTCATTACCGCCAACATTACCTACGCTTTCAAATACATTCATTGAACTTACATTACTTGTACCTGTTGTAATAACAATACCTTCTCTATCAATGTCAGTAAACGTGCTATTGGTAAATTTGTTTTTACCTGGACCTGTTGATTGTCCTGGTGAATTAATTACTGTGTTTGCTCCGAATACAATTCCTTTACCTAAGTTTTCAAAGTAACTACAGTTAAAATGATTATTATAAACATCATCGTCACTAACAATACCTACACACATATTCTTAACTCTTACGTGTTCGAACTTATTCTTTTGTGTTCCTACTAATGAACTTAGTGAAGACAACTTAATACCTGCGTTAGCTTCTGTAATTGTATCGCCTGTGGCAAATGTTCCTGTAACTTGTATCATATGAAACATACTGTCTCTAACAGTTGTTAAGTCTATAGCAGGTTGTGTTGTTGATGCTGTCTGTAAAGTAAATCCTGATAAGTTAATACCTGATGCTTGGTTTGCCGATGTTGATGAACTGTCATCTGCGTAGTTACCTGGTTCACTACTACCATTAACAGTTTTCATAGCAACAGCATTACCAGTCATATTAAATTTAGTTTTCATTGGACCGTCACCTTTGATAGTAGTAAAAGGTGGAATGTAAAGTGTACTACTAATTTTATATACGCCGGCTGGTACGTGTAATGTTACTCTACTCTGTTCAGTTCCTTTGGTCGATGGATTTAAAAATAGTTGATCCAATGCTCTTTGAATAGCTATTGTTTGATCAGTACCATCTCCGTTTGCTCCAAATGATCTAATATTAACCATTTCGTCTAGTCTAGATTGTAATGTTCTTTTAATAGGTGACGTTGATGAAACACCTGTTTGTACAGTTACACCATTAAGATAAGAATATGTATTAGCAAGAGTGAATAGATCATCGTGTTCTGTAATTACTTTTGTATTACCAACTGCTGGTGCGCCTTCTGCTACAGATCCATTACCAATATAAAGCTCTCTCGAATCAACTGCCCATCCTAGCTCACCTCCGGCAAGTTGTGGAATGCCTGACCCTTGATTCTTTTGTCCGCGCCTAATTTGTATTCTGGAAATCTGTACAACAGCCATCTATATACTCCTATTTGTGTAAGTATTTATCCGTGTTGCTCGTAATATGCGTACACTCTATTGTACCATTCATTACGCCATTCGTCGTATTCATGAGGCCATACATCAAACTGCTGATACGTTTCACCGCCTAACAGCATACCATCATCACCGCGACTACACATAAAGATATGTCCTTCACGAATGTTTGTACCATGTATTTCGTTGTGTGCTTCGGCATATGCTACTAGCTGTAAGAAGTAGTTCTGTACATACTCTAGCTTCTTAGGCTTGTTAGTTTGCTTAAAGTCCATAATACACGGATTGCCTTTGTACTGGCCAACTAGATCAGTGGTGCCAGCATACATTTGTGGAACATAAAGAGCAACTTCACTGCCCCAAATCTCATCTACATCTACCATAGCATGTTCACGTATCTGTGTTGCCATTGCGTGTGCTTTTTTAGCAAACGGATTGCCACCTGGAGTAGGCCATTCACCAAACTCAATATAATCTTCGAGATACTTATGCATCCTAGTACCAACACCTGCGGCTTCAGTTACAATTTCTTGTGCTTTAGTTTCACCTACACGTTTACGCCATGCTATTAGTCCTGACTTATCGCTTGTAGCATCAAGGATAGTTGTTACACTAGCCACAGCACCTCCATCAGGTGTCATATACTTTCGCTTACCATCTATATTTTTTCGTGAAATTGGCTTGTAATCGTACTTCTCTATAATTAAACTCATTCGTTCTCCGTATAATATACTGCTTCTAGTTTGATAGGATTCTTACCAGTAGCTCTTGCGGCTACTCTTGTATGGCAATCTCCTGCTATTCCTTTTAATAATGCTCTTTCTAATTGTGCCTGTTCGTATGTAAGTTTATGGTTTGCCTTGCTAACAATATTATTTGTTACTGTGTCGTCTTTGCGTGTTTGTAGTGCAATAATACCTTGTCCAATTGCTGGTATAATTGACAAGCGTTCGTAATCTCGTTTAATACCTAGTGCGTCTAATCCTGCTTCTGCTAATACAATAGCATCATAGTCTCCAGCATCTAACTTTGCAAGTCTTGTATCAATGTTACCACGTATGGGTTTAATTTTTACATTGACTCCTGAGTATAGTTGTTCTAGTTGTGCTTTACGTCTTGGACTACTTGTACCTATTACAAAGCCGTCAAATACTTTACCTATTAAAACATCATGTGGTCTGTTGCGTTTTAACACGGCACATATATGTAAGTCAGGATGTTCAATGTCGCCTGGTATATCTTTTAAACTGTGTACTCCAACATCAATGAGTCCGTACTTCAATCCGTATTCAATAGCATTACAGAATACACCTTTACCACCTATCTCATGTATAGGAGTTTCAGGATTAAGATCTCCATCTGTTTGTATTACTTCAATAGTTCCTTGTCCTATTGCTTCTATAGCCATGTCAGCATATGCTAACGCTAGTTTACTACCACGTACACCTACTCTAATCATTTAATTCACCATTAGTTTTTATTCTATAAGTTCCGTCTCTTTTAAAATGCCTAGCATTAAAAATACAATTCCATATGGAGGATATGTATCCGTACTTAGGTGCTTGTTGCTTGTACCAGAACCAAAAGTCTTTAATCTTAATCAATATCAAAATCCCATACTAAACAACGTCTATTATCTTCAGTTGGATAAGTTCCGTGCCATACTCTATCGTCCATAACAACTACTCTACCTGGAGTAGGATGAAACTTATGATCATATGTATAACCATTAGGATCTTGTAGTGTTGTATAAAGACAGCCATTAAATTTATTAGTCTTTGTGGGACGCAGATTATCAAAGAACATTACACTTGAGGCAAACCGTTTATTATCCTGTGCTACTTTGTCTGTGCTATGAAAGTGTCCTGCTTGCCAACCTCCTGGAAAGTAATTAATAGTCCAGGCTTTGTGCTTTTGTTCTTCAGCGTTGCGTTCTGTAATAGTTTGTATAGGAACATTAACTTGTGAAAATATATCTAGCAACCATTCTTTATAACGATTACGTTCAACTGCCCATTCATTATCTTCTAACGGCTTTTGTATACCGTCAACAGTACAACTACCTTTTGAGATATCACTATTAGTAAAGTCAAATAACTTTATCATATCCTCGTAGTCAGGATACACTGCTGAAACTATCCAGTGTTGGTTTGGTACGACATATAGTTCAATGTCATTAATTTGTCTAAGTAGACTCATGTTTACTCCTATACTATTATATAGTATACAGTAAAGTATCTAGCTTGTCAAGTGATTATTTTAATGCGTTTTTAGTTGCTGATTTAGCCATATTATCAACTGTTGGATCTTCTGGCTCTGGTTCAGCTGGGTCTTCACCACCTACTAATACTATACCGTTTTCATCAAAACTAGAAACTAATTTATTAACTCTAGTATCATCATTGTAAGCGATAACAAAACTAGACTGATCAAAATGTTCTGAACCTACATTGTTGAGTAATTGGTTTAGTTCAGCCCAGCCAATTGATTCTTGGCCTTGTTCGTATTTTAAATGTAGTACTTGTGCGAGTTTTTCGTGTGTAGTGCTGTCAGGTGACTCTATGACTTTTTTTTTGAGTCTGCTAAAAGCAAACCTAATCTTTTGCTTAGATCAACGCTTTCTCGTTTCTCTCTGCCTGCTTCTTCTTCACCGCCTGCGGAAGCATCCGCGGCCGCAAATTCATCTTCGCCTTCTGGGGCTACTGGTTCAGCCTCAGCATCAACAGTTGGCTCCATGTCCATATCTGCATCGTCTGCTGGGATTTCATCGCCCATGGTAGTTGGAGCACCTTCTCCTGTAAGTACAGCTACGCCGGTTGTTAGGGAGTTTCTTGTGCCTTCCAATGTGCTATAAAGTCCTTCAAGAGCTGGCTTAACAGCTCCAATGAACTCGTCTGACTTATCAACGCCTAGTTCGTCTCTAATTTTATCGCCTAGTTCTAACATTGATTCTGTCTGCATTTCTGCTGTGTCTTCCATCCAGCCTGTAATTCTGTCTACCATATCTTTGGCTGCCATTACAAGTGTTGCTTCTTCTTCTGCGCCTTCTTTAATTGCTGTGTTTGTATCGATATCGCCTTCTTCAGCGTTTTCTCTTTCAAGCATCTCTTGGTTAATAACATCAAGGAACATTTTATTTTTTTGATATGTATCGTTTGTATTCACTGACTCAAAACTTTCATTAGTTTCTACTTGTGATAGCATTGTTCTTAACTTGTTTCTAGCATCTTCTAACTGCTCATTTGTAAATGCTGACACATTAACCTGTTTACCAAATCTCTTTGAGAGATTTTCGTTAAGTGTCTTAACCGTAATAGGTTTTGAAAATTCTTTTAAAAGCATCGTCTGTTCCTTTATATTGTGTTATATTTATTTATCAAATATAAATGTTTCTAGTTCGGCTAATGAAGACCAAGCGGCATCCATAGCTATGTCAAATTTTATCTCTGAACTGTCTCGCCTTACCGGATCTTTGGATATTTCTAAGGTTCTTTTAGCAAATACTGCGTCCATATAGTATTTATTCACTCTATTGTCTAATCTTATAGCATGATTAACATCTCTAGAGTTAGATTCAATAGTTAGTTTTGCGATAGCAAGAGCGGCTGTTTTACAAAAAACAGTAACTATATGTGTATTAGTTTTAGTATTAAAAAGTTTATAGCCATTTTTATGTTTGCGTATAGCAATATACTTTAAACGTATACTATTACCCTTTTCATAAGGAATTGGTAACTGCTCAAGTCCGGCAGTGATTAACGAATCTAATTCTTTTGCTAAAGTTTCATTGTATATCATTTTTTACAATCAATACCGTTCCGTTTTGTACTACTTTACTTACTAAACTCTTACGTATTAGACCTTCAATTACGAATCTATCACGCTCTGAAAACATATGTATTGGTTGTAATGAGTCACACTTTTTTAAAACGACTTCTTCTTCATTAGTTGTCTGTATCTGGAAGTCTGATAGTAACTCGTTTAATTTCATTTTATCTATTCATCATCATGTCCATGCCTTGTTTAACGGCTGGATCATCTTTGTGCATTATTATTCTACGGGCTTTTGCATTTTTAGGATCTGATACAGTTATTTCATCGCCCTTAACATCATCTATCTTAAGATCACCTTTGTTGGTTGGTAGCATATTACCTTTTTTCAATAACTGTTTTCTTTTTAAATCATTTATTTTGTTAGTTGCCATGTTTGCCATACTATTGCCGGCGGCTTTTGCCCCACTTACTGCTAAATTTTTTGCCCCACTTACTGCGGCTTTACCTAATGCTTTTGCCCCACTTACTGCGGCTTTACCTAATGTTTTTGCTCCTTGGACAGCCGCCTGGCCTGCTATTCTTGCTCCCGTACCAAGTGCCGCTACTCCCGCTCTCGCCGCCGCACCTGCGCCCGCAAGTGCTAACGGAGCCAGTGCCAATAATGGTGCTATTTCATCCAACTGTTCTTCTGTAAGGTGTGGATGTTTTTCTTTAAGTTTTCCTCTAAGATATACATGCTCGTTAATAGCATTACCTTCTTCATCTTTAATTCGGAACTCGTCAAAACGCATTACTGTGCTCTCATCTGCTTTGCTTGTTTAACTAATTGTAACCATTTAGTTGTAAGTTGTGGGTTGGCTAAGATTGTTTCTAAGTTTGCTATGTGTGGAGCAAGCTCTGATGCTATTGCTCCTGTAACTGCTTTACCTTGAGTAATATCAGCAACACCTCTACTAAATTTGGCTGCATTTTTACCGCCTGCCAGTTTAGATCTTTGTGCCGCTCGCATTCTATCTGCTCTAGCTTTGCTATCTGCTTTAGTGTCCTTGGCTACATCGCCCATTGCACTTGCTATATCGCCTGTTGCTTTTACTACATTACTTCCTATTTTCTTAGCGCCTTGATAGGCTTGACCTAATTCACCAGCAACTTTTTTGCCACCTTTTACAAGAGCGTCTTTTCCTGCTACTGCGGCCTTCTTTACAATTGGAGCCGCAACTTTTGCTCCTTTTACTGCCGCTTTACCTGCCATCTTAGCACCCTTGAAAGCAGTTTGTCCTGCTTTTTTAAGGAACTGAGCACCTGCTTTAACACCACCTGCGAGTGCCGCTGGTAATGCTTCATTAATTAATTCAGGAGATGCATCAGGAAACATTTCTTGAAGCTGTTGCCTCATACTGTCTTCTCTTAATTGTTTTACTTCATTTAATTTCATTTCATGCTCCTGCGTTTAGCTGTGCTACGTCTTGTTGGTTTTAATCTATTCTTATTTAACCTTACTATTCTTCTTGAAGTAGGATTATTACGTTTTGCGAATCTACTCTTAATACCAATTAGCCTACCTTTTCTTCTTTTTGTCTTTTTAAGTCCAACACTTTTCTTTACATTAATTGCTGTAGTACAAGTTGCTGGTTTTGCTACAATTCTACCTTTTTTAATTCCTGATGTACAACGATATTTGCGCACCATTTTGTTGCCTCTTTTACTTAGGACTGATACTGCTCCTTCTGTAATATCCGCAACTAACATTATCTTCCTCTTTTATTTACTCTTCGTAAAGCAATACTTGCCGGATTTGTTCTCTTAGTTTTTCTTGCTTTACGCATCATCTTAGCACCTAGTCTAGCTCTTGTACGTTTCATTGTCATACGTGCTTTCATATTAGGTGCGGCGAAACAAGCCGCAATCTTAGAAACAATGCGTCCTTTACGTGTGCCGCCAGAGCATCTATACTTACGAACTAGTCTCTTACCGGTTCGTCCCCAGATTTGCTTCTCCGTAAGATCAGATGGTGATGTTATATCGCTTATTAACATAATTGTATTTATGTAAATGTTTGTTTAGGAAAGGTTCATAAGGATTACAACAATGGTTGAAAGTAATCCTGCTACTACTGTGCCGGCCGCGCCAATCATAACTTTAATCATTGACTTGTTTCCGTTTGTGATATCAAGGTGAATATGTTCAACTTTAGATTCGATTTTATCTAAACGTGCTTCTAAATTAATGTAACGCTGTTCACACATATCAACGTGTGCTTCTAAGTTTTCACGCTCTAAACTAGTGGCTTTTGCCATATTATATTCTCCATTCAGTCCTTGCTCAAAGGACATTAGTAAACTCTAAGTTAGCCTAATCTGTAGTATCGTCTGCCTGGAATATAATATTTTTAGCCTTTGGTGTTGTTCTAAACACATTATTATTTATCACTATTGACTCGTTTAAATCGCTAATAACAGGCACCATATTAAAATCATCTTCAAGGTCTTTAACTTCAGGTAGGGTATGATACTCTTCAGTTGATATACTAACTTCCCATACTTTTTGCTTAGTCTTATAGTCGCTACCAAAGCCTAACTTTTTAAGTTCAGCCGCACTATATTCAGATACTGTTGGTGTATTACACAATACATTTGTTCTTAGCATTAATGTTTGTACAAATGTCATCCAATTAGCCTGTTGTGAACATGCTAATTTATCAGTACTCCTATTACGAGTTTGATTAGTTTCTGTAATGTCAATAAGAGTTATTGCTTTCATACATTTACTTATCGGTCATAAAAAAAGGCCCAGTATAAACTGAGCCTTTTAATATTAAAGTTATACCAACTATTAAGTTGCTACAAATCCGTCTAAGTCACGTGCTGTTACTGTTGCACTTGAAAGATCGATTCCATCTACTGTACCCATGTGCTGTAGGCGTGCTTGCATTGAAGCCGCGTTTTGTCCATGTCCATGTACGATCATAAAGATCTTACCTGCTGTACCTGTTGACTTATACATAAGTGGTGAAAATTCAGCAACGATTTGTGCTAAACATCCGTCAATACCATCTTTTGCACTGATATTTACGATTGCGTCGATTTCCATACCAACTTGGTCTGCTGTGTTGTACTGAACGCCATGATCGCGTCCGTCTTGATTTACTTTTGTTACTCCGGCCATTTTTTTTCTCCTATGTTTTCTCTTAATGACACAATTCGCTACTCTGCGAAGTTGTTATATGTATTTAGTCTTTTGGAAAAAAAACTACTTTTTAGATGCTTTTTTGGCTCGATTTGCTAATAGTCTTAGCTGTTGAGTGAATCCTGGGCCTGCTTTTGCTATATCATCTATAAGTTGTATGGCTGGTAGGTAACCTTTTAATACATTGCTTGGTATACTTTTACCTGTCTTTGCTAGTTCTAAGAATCTTTTAGCCATCATTAAATTCTTATCACCAACTACATATCTATAAGACAACATGTCGTTTGGTGTTACTGTAATATCTGGTGAACTAATAGTTGGCTCTGGATCAGATATTCTAAATAGTTCAAGATCCTTTTTAGCACTTAATTCTTCTAAGTACTGTATAATATCACTTGTTCTTAGTTTAGCTCTTGCCGCTAAAACTAATCTTGTTACTAATTTCTTTCTATCACGCTGACTAATATTATTAAATCCAAATAATTGTCTACGTATAGTTTTGTAGTCGCTGTTAGTAATACCTAGTGCTGTTTCTATATTAATAAAATCTTGTTGATCTTGCATGTTTGACGAACGTCCCTGAGCAAATTTACTAACATATCTATTGAATGCCATTACAGGAAGTGTTACTGTCTTACGCATTCTCTTGGCCGCACCAGGGTCTTTTAACTTATCTAAAGCATCGTCGTCACCTATAATAAAATATACAAAGTTATACAAGTCTGTACCGTTCATTCTAAAATGTTTGTAGTTATCGTGTCCGCTTGTCTTCTTTGCGTAACCTTTAGCGATAGGATATGTTTCTGGAAAGTTACGCAGAACTTCTAGTATGAGCATAGTTAGATATGCTCTCTCGCAACAGTCTGTATAGCTAAGTGTCTTTAGTGCGCCACCTTGCCTAGTCAGTCTAGCTTCGTGAAGTTCTTTAATAAATTCCATTAGTAGTTACTTCTGCCGCCGTCTGGTTTTTTATCTGTGCTTGAAAGATTAGCCATCTGCGCCATCATATTTTTCATTTCCTGAGGGCCATTAGCTGTTAATAATTTTTTCAATTTAGTTGAGTCCATTACTATTCTACCCATTCTTTGAACTGCTGAATTTTTAAACATATGAGCAATACTACCTGGCCCCATACTTCCATCTACCATACTACGAAGTAATGTCGCTGTTTTATCATCTATTTCAACTTCTTCGCCATCTGTTGTTTTGATTGTTTGTTGCGATCCAATATTTAGAATCTTCTTTAACTGCTCACCTGGATGGTTTTTGGAATCGCCAAAGTCATCGCCACTCATTCCACGCTCGTCGTTATCTAACTCACGGCCTACATTTTTTAGGCCAAAGTCGTCATCTCCGTACTTTTCATTTAGGTCTTTCATTTTCATAGTTTTTCTCCTATCTTTCTACTGCTCTATTAGCGGCAGTAAATTCACTTCTATTTACTAATTTTAAGTCACCATCTGGATGTGCTATTACATAGCCTTCTCCACCGGCAACACCTGTTGGTTTTAGTTTTGCTTTTACAGCCGCACCCTGGCTGTCAATATCTTTAATAACTTGATCCTTAACTTTCATAATACCGTTTACTACTTCCCATAAACTAGTAAACGCATTCATATGAAGTTTAACATACTCAATAATGTTTTGTTTCTTACGTCCACTAAGAGTTGAACTGTCTACCCATTTTAGAAAGTCACGACCTAAATTAGCTAACCCTGTGTCTACTTTGCTGTTTGTATACTTATAAAGTATTTTACCAAAGTCTGTCATTTTACGTTGTTTTAGTGTATTAGGATCTAATAGTGTATCAATATCTTTGCTGTCTTTCTGTATAATTTTAGCAAGACGTTGAATATTAGTATTGTCTACTGGAGGAGATTTATCAACATATACTGGGGGTACAACAAATACTGTGTTACCTGTAAATATATTTGAGTCTTGAAGTGCACTTTCGTTTCCTTCTTCATCCATTTGTCTATGTACTACAACAGCCGTTTTAGATCTAGAAATTCGTTTTCCTATATCACTGTTAACATCTACTCTGTATTCAACAATGTTTGGAGTAAAAACAAAATGTCCGTCTTCTACTGGCGGCGTAGTATAATATAGTAAGTCGCCTTTAAAATAACCTCTGTAATCTTTTGGTACAGCTTTTTCATAGTCAGCAAAAACATCTTTCATCTTTGCGGCAAATGCTATACGCTTTGGATCTTTTCTGTTCTTGCCACCTGATCTATTAAGTAAGTGTTGTTCAAGGTCGCCGGCATCAGTTGCTCTTTCAACTCCGCCTGACTTAACAAATCCTGACTTGTCTGTAAATACAAACTCTCCATTTTCATTGCGGCCAAAAACGAGAGCGGGAGACCCGTCCCATTTAACTGTGACATCCTCAACTCCTTTTTCTAATCTCTTCAATGCTTCTAAAGCACGAACAGCACCAACAGACCTTTCAAAGAATATTAAGTCTTCAATATGATCAATACGTGCCGCTTCATTTAAAATAGTTGTTGGTTGTTTAATACTTTCAATTTTAAAATTAGGATTTGTTGCGTTACTTTTTAGGTCTGCTTTTTTGTAAGCCGCATCACCTTTTTGCGAACTTAATACAGCCTTGCCGTCTACGTTAGCCCAAGTACCGTTTTTCTTTTTCCAAAATACCATACCTTGTTTGTCGCTGTAGAACCAAGTCATATTTTTACTATCTTTACTTTTATTCTTATCGTCAACTGCGTCTACGCCACTTCGTCCTGTGATAGGTGTATCTAGTTTCCAAAACTTAGCCGCTTTATCAACCATACCTTTGACTTTACCACTTAGTTGTCCTAGTGTAGTTTTAGGTCCGCCTGCGGCACCATATGCTTGCTTCATAGCACCAAAGCCGTCACCTGCGACTTTGCCTGCTTTGAAGCCTGATCCAATAGATTTTAAAAAGTCTCCGCCTGTTCTAACAACCGGACGAGCCAAGCCCGCAACCGCCTTATCAGCTTTAGTAAACTCTGCTAGTTCTAATCCTACTTTTAAAGCATTAACATTTTCTTTAACTGGTAGTGTTTTATCTGCTTTGGCAAATGTTTCTCTAGCTGTTGCTACTAGTTCTTCATAGTTAGGTAACTTAATAATAAATTTTATAATTGATTCAACTGTACGAGTATCGTTTGCTTTAGCACCTTGGCCTAATAACATTCCAGCAATCTCGTCCCAGTCGCTTGTAAGAACTTTATCACCTTGTGCTGGATCAACGACTCCAAACTTAGGACTAAATTTTAATCCACGTCCTCTAGCAAGACTTGAAAGTAAGATAGCTCTGTCAGTTCCTCCATACTTTGCTGTGCCTCCACGTTTGGCACCTTGTTGGAACTTTACATTATCTGAAAACATAAAGTCTGTTTGTACATAACCGTAACTGCTATCTCCATTAATTGGAGTTCTAAAATGGACTTGGTCTCCGGCATCTTTAATCCATCCATCTGTTTTAGCTTTACCTTTGTTCATTATATCTTCTTGTTTGATGCCTTTGCTTTGACACCAATTCATAAGTTTAGCAATAATATCTGATTTGCTAACCTTATTAAGATCAGTACTTAAATCTAAATCTCCAGAACTGTTTAATTCAAATGTTCCGTCAGGTGATGACTTACGTCCAGTAGTACCTAAATAAGCAACAGGCTTTCCATCTTCTGTATCTTTCTCTGACATCCAGTCATAGCCTGTAATCTTTTCTAAAAATTCAACTGTAGTATCTACATCAGCTGTGGCTATACGTTGTGTAAGAGCGCCTTGCTCAGTTTTAAATATGTTTCCACCTTCTTTAAGAATCATTGTTTTTCTTTGCCTCATTCATTTTACTAATGCCGCGTTTGAACTTACGTGGGTCTGCGGATTTAATACTATTAATAAATCTTCTTTCTAATTCTAAAGCCTCATCTGGAGAATAACGTTCTTGAATCTTATCAAATAGGTTAATAACACTTTCAATTAGGTTATTACCCGTTGATTCTATGAGTTTTTCTTTATCTCTATGTAAATCTAAACGATTTAGTTCTTCTAAGATTGATCTCGTTTGTTTTTTCATTTAAAGGCTCCGTAATACTATTTAGCGTTCTTATAAATATGTTTGTAACTAACGAGGGAGCAAACTATGTCAATAATGAACATGAGTTTCAAAGAAAGATCCTTACTGTTTGCTACACTTGCTAAGATTTCTTATTATAACGTCAAAGAAGCAACAAGTCAAGCGAAACGGTTAGGCTTTACAACAACAGAGTTTTATAACAAAGAGGGCGCACAAGCATATCGTTTTATGAACAAGACAGATCTTGTTATTGCTTGTAGAGGAACAGAACCAACAGAGTTTAATGACATCAGTGCAGATCTAAAAGCAATTCCAGTAATGGCAGAAACAGTGTCAAGAGTACACAGAGGGTTCAAAGCAGAAGTAGATGAACTATGGCCTGATATATGTGAAGACATTAATCGTAAAGTAAACTTAGGCAAGACACTATGGTTCTGCGGTCACTCACTAGGAGCGGCAATGGCAACTATAATGGCCAGTCGTTGTTTACATGATGAAGAACTTAACAATCCAGTCGAGCTTTATACATTTGGTTCACCACGTGTGGGTTGGAGAGGTTATGTTAAGAGCTTAGGTGTAACACATCATCGTTGGAAGAACAATAATGATATCGTTACTACTGTTCCCCTTTGGGTAATGGGTTATGTACATCATGGTACAGAACATTATCTAAATGCTTATGGCAACTACAGAAAGCCTACAGGTTGGCAACTAGTCAAAGACAAATGGCGTGGTATCTGGATGGGCCTAAAGCAAGGTAAGATAGATAGCTTTGGTGATCATTCAATGACTGAGTATATTAGACACATTGAGAAACTAGATTAATTTCTTAGTATATTAACTATTTTCTGTGCTAATTCTCTAAACCAATACTCTTTATTACCTCTTGTTGTTTCTGCGGCTGTTCCAATTCTTATACCGCTTGTCTCTACAAAAGACCTTGGATCATTTGGAACACCGTTCTTGTTTACAGTAATACCATTTTCTTCCAACAAGTCTGCCGCTTCACGTCCACTATACTTACTGTCGCTTAGATCTATTAGAATAATATGACTATCAGTACCATCTGTTAATAATTTCATACCATACTGATTTAACTGATGTGCCATTGCTTTGGCATTCTTAACAACTTGTGCTGAGTATTCTTTGAACTCATCAGTATCGGCTTCTATAAAGCACTGTGCTTTGGCGGCAATTATATGCATCAAAGGTCCACCTTGTGTACCAGGAAAGATACCACTGTTAATCTTACGTGTATAATCTTCGTTGTTCCAAAGAATAATACCTCCACGTGGTCCACGCAATGTTTTGTGTGTTGTACTTGTTACTACATCTGCGTATGGTACAGGGTTAGGATATGCATCGCCTGCTATTAGTCCTGAATAATGTGCCATGTCAACTAACAGTAACGCACCTACTTCATCAGCAATACTTCTAAATATTTGCCAATCAATAATGCGAGGATAAGCACTAGCACCAGCAACAATCATTTTAGGTTGAACTTCGATTGCCTGTTTCCTTATAGCATCATAATCTAAGAATCCATTATCATCTACGGCATATGTATGTGCTTCGTAAATCTTGCCTGATATGTTTGGTGGACTACCATGTGATAGATGTCCTCCGCTTGCTAGGTCCATGCCAAGTATCTTATCACCTGGTTTTAGAAATGCTTGGTAAACTGCCGTGTTAGCATTAGCACCCGAGTGTGGTTGTACGTTCGCAAATTTTGAACCATATAGTTTACACAAGGTTTCAATTGCTAGTGTTTCAATCTCGTCCATATGTTCGCAACCATTATAATAACGTTTGCCTGGATAACCTTCTGCGTACTTGTTTGTAAACACCGAACCTGAAAGTTCCATTACACTAGCACTAGCAAAGTTTTCACTAGCAATAAGTTCTATTGTTGTTGTTTGTCTATCTACTTCTTTATCTAAAATTTTATGTATTCTTAAATCCAATATCTTTATTCCTTATACAAATAAACTACTAACTGACTCTTCGTTAGTTACACGACGAATTGCTTCGCCAAACAAGGGAGCGACACTAACCTGTCGTGTCTTCTTACAATTCTTAGGACAACGATCAGGAATACTATCTGTAACTACTAGTTCGTCAAGCACACTCTTCTCAACCTTTTGACATGCTTCGTTTGATAGCACACCATGTGTGATGTAAGCACGAACACTTGCCGCACCAGCATCCATAATAGCTTTGGCCGCATTACATAGTGTGCCGCCTGAGTCTACAATGTCATCTACTAGGATAGCATGTTTGCCTTTTACATCTCCTATCAAGTTCATAACTTCGCTCTTGCCTGCTTCTGGTCTACGTTTGTCTACAATAGCAATGTCACCATTGAACATATCAGCAAACTTCCTAGCACGAACAACGCCGCCTGCGTCTGGCGATACAAATACTGTGCCTTGTTGTTGTACTTCTGGATCATCTACAATGCCTATGCTACGTTTGATGTCTTTGGCAAACACTACACGGCTTGTTAAATCATCCACGGGGATGTCAAAGAAGCCTTGTATCTGTCCTGCGTGTAGATCCATTGTAAGGATTCTATCTGCGCCTGCTGTTGTAATTAAGTTACTAACAAGTTTAGCAGTAATTGGAGTTCGACTTGCACTCTTACGATCCTGTCTGGCATAACCAAAGTAAGGAATGACTGCTGTAATTCTATTAGCACTTGATCTACGTGCCGCATCAATCATAATCATAAGTTCCATAATGCTGTCATTAACAGGAGTACATGTACTCTGTATAATAAAAACGTCTTCTCCTCGAATGTTCTCTAAGAACTCCACGCTGGACTCTCCGTCGGCAAACGTGGTTACCTTCGCTGGCACTAGTGTCGCAAAACAATGTTCTGCTATTGCTCGTGCTAGGTCTGGGTTAGCATTTCCTGTGATAATTTTCATTTTCAAGTTGTAAGCCTTCCTACTTCGTTATTGAGTTAATGTTATACTTATATAATACACTAACTTGGTTGTTATGTCAAGAAAAAAGGCAGTGCCGTTGTACACTACCTTTCCAATATTAAAGTCCGTTTGGTACTATAACATAGTGTATCATTAATACTACTCCAACTGATGCGCCTAGGCCAATCATCATCTTGAAGAAGTCTTTTGTGACTAACGGAAACACTGTCTTAAACTTTTCCTTGCCTGTCATAGTTGCCATAGCAAGTTCACGTCCACATAATAGTCCTACGAACACCCATGTTGTTGACATAGGTATATCATTGAGCTCTTTGAAGAACAGTAGTATTAAAAAGTAAACACAATCAATAATAGTTGCTGAACGCACATATCTTGTGTTGTGTTTTTCTAGTACAATCTTTTGGATCTTACCACCACCCTCTTTAAACATAAACGCAAGTCCTACAACAAACACAAGACTCACTAGGATCATTAGGTCCCATGGTATCTGTCTTGGTAGGAACACAGCAATGTTTGCCATGTCATGACTTAGCCAAGTGAACCACAGGAAGCCTGTTGTTACCCATTGTGCTATTCGCCACGCTTTCTTATGTTCTTCTTTGACAGGCTTTGCTTCGTTTAGTAGTTTAGTAACTCCTATCCAAATAACATATGCCGCCACAGCCGCGACAGCATAGCCCATCATGCTTTTCATAAGCATCTTCTCTAATACAAACGTACTTGCGAAAGCACTTAATACTAAAAAGGATGTGCTAACTGGCACACCTATACGTGTAAGTATTAATAATAGTCCTGGTGCCATTGCGT